GCAACAGCCCAGCCTTGGATAGCTCCTGCAGGTTTAACACGAGGTGTTATCAATAATGTAGTCGATATTGCCTTCAACCCTAATCAAAAGCAAAGAGACTTTTTATACCCTATCTCAATTAACCCTGTTGTATTTTTTAATACTGACGGTTATGTGATCTTTGGCCAAAAGACACTACAAACAAAACCATCAGCATTTGACAGAATTAACGTTCGCAGACTATTCTTAGCTCTTGAGAAATCAGTGCAACGCTCACTTCGCTATTTTGTATTTGAACCTAATACCGAATTTACAAGAACACGGCTAAGAAACACAATTACACCTGTATTTGAATTAGCAAAAAATACAGAAGGTCTTTACGATTATTTGATTGTTTGTGATGAAAGAAATAATACACCTGATTCAATTGATCGTAATGAACTTAGTGTTGACATTTACATTAAACCGGTTCGTGCTGCAGAATTTATTTTAGTTAACTTTATTGCTACACGCACAGGTCAAAACTTCCAAGAACTTATCTAATAAATAATTAAAACATATGGCACAAAATATATCAGACTTCTATAGATCAGTCCAACAAAAAGATTTTGCACGGGTATTTCAGTTTAGACTCGTACAGCTAGCAAATACTAATTTTGACGAAGATACTCTCGTTTATGTACAAACAGCCTCCCTACCAGGTAGAGCTATTACAAATACCCAAGTACCTTTTATGGGGTTACAATTTAATGTACCAGGTACTGCCACATACCCTAATTCAAATGCATATGCAGTTCGCTTCCGTTGCGATGCTAATTATGATATTAGAACAGTTTTAGAAAATGCTACATTTAATACTTTTGATGATGGCACATCTACAGGAGACTATAATATAGCTCGTAATTCTTCAGTAATCACTTTAAACTTATTAAACAAATCAGGTACTACTGTAAGACAATATACCCTATATGGTGCTTATGTTGTATCCATTAATGATATGACTTATGATTTAGCTGATGGAGGCACTATTCAAAATATTGATACTACACTCGCTTATCAGTATTGGAGAGTTACAGGTACAACATCCAATGTACCTAATACTTTATAATTTTTGATACTAAATAATAGTATCAAAGTATGGCCCTACAAGTAGCACCTAATCCGGAAGTTACAGTTCCCCCAGAAGGGTCTTCTCTTTTTGCAGGTAGGGATTTTCTAACCGATCGATTTTTAAATCCCCCAGCTCGAGCTGGAGCTCCAGCTTCTTCCCCCCCAGTAAGTCTTCTTGTAAGACCTGGAGCTTCCCCGATTTCTTCATTCCTTCAGTCTAGCGCTCCACCACCAGCTTCCACTCCCCCTTCTGCGCAAACTTCTCCGCCTAACCCCACTATTACAGTCAAAAAAACTAATGTTCAGGGACCTCAAACTTTTATTGGACAAATACCTTTCTTTTTAAATGCTGTATTGTCAACCCCTGCTGGAGCTTTACCAAAAGGCCCTCTGTGGGTTATTGTTTTTGATTTTGATAATAATATTTTAAATACTATAAAAAGCGTAAAAGATTATGAGCCAACAATGCCGGAACCTTGGTCAATTGAAGAAGCTTTAGATACAGTTACATCTCAAAGATATCAGCAAGAAAAAGGATGTATGTTTGCACAAACTGTTAGTCTTCCAGGTGAACAGTTTTTATATGGTCGAGAGGGACCACAGTACAATTCTTATATTCGTGGAGGTGTAGGTCAAGGTCGTGTTGATTTTGAATCTGTACAAATAAATTTTTTAAATACTAATGTTAATTTTGTAGATAACGTAATTAGACCCTGGGCTGTTATGACTGGACATCTTGGCATGATAGCCAGACCACCAGAAAAAAAATACCGTTGTAATTTAACTGTATACAAGCTCGGTATCGATAAACAAGACCGGCCACCTTTTATTGCTCAACAATTCAATTTTTGGGGCGTTTGCCCAATAAGTGTAGGTAATGAGGAATTAACATATTCAGATAATACCCCAATAACAAAGAGTGCTGAATTTGTATACCACTGGTATACAACATCATCTAATAGAAACACTTTTGCTCTAAGGGGTAATGAACCAAGAGTAAATGGCATTGATGTGCGTAGAGCCGGAACTGCAGTTCCAGGAGAAAGAGTAGTTTAAAACTTCTTTTACCTTTAAATACCCTTGTGAGTGAGCTTCTAACGGCATTAAAGGTTTCTAATAAAGAAATAATTTATAAAGAGTTAAAACTAAAACAGTATAAAACTATATTAAAATGTCTATATACAGATCCTATTGATATACCTAATCTTATATTAAATTTAAATAATATACTTACCCAGATTACTAATTTAACTATAGAAGAAATTTCTAATTTAAATTTACTTGAGTATTTATTTCTATTAACAGAAATACGTATAACTAGTATTGGTAGTTCTATTTTTGCTGTTCATAATAATTCTGATAAACCAGTTAATATAGAAATACCTCTTAATAAGACAAAAGCAGAAATTTTAAAATGTTTAGAAAATTTTGAACCTTTATTGTATAAAGATACAAACACAACTCTTAATTTTTCAATACCTTTTATTAAAGACTTAACAGATAAAGAGTTTTTATTTGTTAATGAGGAAGTTAATAATTTACCTGTTAGATATTTAAAAATTATTCAAAATTATACAAAAAAAATAAATAGCTTTTTTAATAGTTATTATTTTTTTAACCCAGGGATTAAAGAATTTAACTTAAAGCTTTCTTTAAACAAATATGATTATATACAGCTAATAAAAATTTTATTTAATGAAAATTTATTATCCATATATGACAATTTATTTTATTTGAGTAAAATTTGTAATATGTCTTCAGAATATTTAGAAAATGGTACATACGGTGAGTTTAAAGTCTTTGTTAAAAAAACTGAAGAGATGTTACAAAAGCAGATAAAACAACCCCCAATGGTAGAACAAAGTAACGAAAGTGATCAATTCGACCCTGTTGATATAAACTCATTATACGGTAATGATACCCCGATAAATATTACCCCCTCTGAATTTACACCTTAATATGTATTATATACCTTCTATCGGAAAAGAGAGCACCTTTAAAGAGGTAACAATACAACAGTTTAAAAAAATTGTTAATAAAGAAAGTTTTAATTTTGTATTCATGGATATTTTAAAAGATAATAACATTGAAGAGATTATTTTAACAAACTTTGACAAAGAGATATTATTAGCTCAAATACATCTTAATGAAATAAAACAAGTACCTATTATTAATAAAGTAATAGCCCATCCCAATAAACAAAGTATAAAAGAAGGTTTATATAATATAACTATTAACGTCCCTAGTATAGAACAAGAACAAGAATATTGTTTATTAATAGAGAGTTTCAATAAAAAAAATAAAGATAGCTTTTTATTAGCTGAAATAGGTAAATATATACACACCTTATTAGTTAATGAAACTGAAATAGATTGTAATATAACTCTTATTAAAAAGGTACAAATAATAAAAGATCTACCTCCGGGCATATTAGCTAAGTGTATTAAGAGTATTGACAATATAAAACATCAAATAAAAGCATATTATACTCAAAACAATATAACATACAAATACGACTTATCTCTGCTAGTACCGTAAATTTGACCAATAAATACTATTATGGAGGAAGAAAATAAAGATGTAGCATCTAGTATTTTTGAAACTGTTTCCCAGCTTTTATCTGAAAATTCAGAAACACTGGAAGCGGTTAGCAACAATACTGAAAGCAAACAACCTTCTACCCCCGCCCCAGCAGAATGGAGTCTGGGTAGAGCTCCTGTTAGAACAGCAGAAAATGACCCTAATTTTAAATTAATACCAGAAGAAGATACCACAAGCTTAATTGACACTCGTAATAACCCAGAAAATATTCAGTCTGCTGTTAGTATGTTATTAGGTGCACCTGAATTTAAAGATTTTATTGGTCAGTATGCTTTATCTAACGATATTGCTAAAAATATAGAAACAATTCAACAAGCTATAAGTCAACAGAAAAATTTTGAAGAAACCCCAGAACGTATTGGTGAAGTTGACGGAAAATATTTTACAGGTGGTGAAGCTTACTTTTTACAAGAGCTATTAAACAAGGTACAAGATGCTGAGGGTCAAGGAGACTTTAATGGATCTGAAGATGCTAATACCTTTTTTGATCAACTACGAAGTGATATTAATACCGAAGTATTACAAAAAATTGAAAAAAAAGAAAATATAGAATCTAAAACTGCTGATAACACCCAACCAAAACCAAAAGAAGAAGATGCTTGGTTTAGAACAAAACAACTTTTTAACGAAAGAGAAGGAGAGCTTGTAGAAGATTTAACTCGGGAAGAAGCCTACGCTGAAATGAAAAAAATGCTTTTTTCACCAGAAATGCATCGCTTTCAAACAGAAGAGATAGGCTATGACGCTAATATAGGACACCCTGATCTTGAAATAAGAGAATATCAAACAAAAATGAATGAATGGCGGAAGCAGTTACCACTTCCTGAAATTAACAAACCTGAACCACCCGAAAATTATGAAGAGAGGGTTAATAAACCGAAAAAAGATTATGATCGTTATATAAAAGAAGGCCTAACTCATGAAGATGCTGTGAGTGCTATATACTCACAATCTAATCAACAGATTACACCAGTTACACCCTCTAGAGTTGAATCTGAACAAAATAAAAAACAACTAATTGAGCCCGCAGCACAGACAGGGCTAGAACCTAATATTCCAGAAATTGAACCAGTATCAACAAAAGATTTATCTCAAGAAATAACACCACAAGAACAAACTACATTTGAAACAATATCTGAACTACCAACTAGTGATATGTTCGCAAAAGTAGAAGAATCAAAAGATGAAACTTCTGCAGAAATTTTAGCTAATACTGAAAAAACTAATACCACTTTAGAAGGACTAACACAAGTATTAGGTATGCTTATGCAAACTTTAGGGACACAGATGCAACAACCTCCATCTACTCCAGTAGCTATACCTGCTCCTCCTCAAGCTGGCTCTAGTCAGCCAGGTATGACTGACGCTATGCTTGCTACAGGGTCAGGTATGATTCCTACTATTCGAGGTAAATTTATATACTCTGTTTAAATTATATGCCCATTCTTTACTCTAAAGCTAGATCCCGAGGTAGATCAATACCTACCTCTTGGTGGACTGAAACCAAATTATTAAACAATTTGGGCGATGAACTTACACCAAATTTACCATTAATAAATGTTGTTGATGATTTTCCCTGGACACTGACTCCTACCACAAGTGAAGCAAGAAAAGAAGCTCCTTATATTTTTTTAAGAGAATTTTTACAATTAGAAACTCAACTCAATCAATCCGCTCAACCTTATGGAAAATCAACTACATTTGTTTCAGGAGTTACAGATACTGGTTCTCTTTTACCTATACCATTTTACGATTTTGAGGATTTGTGGCAGTTACTTGACCCCCTAGACTCTAATACTGAAAATTTATACAAAGGGCTATTTGATCACAAAATTTCAACTGATTTTTTATATAAATTACCTTTCTTTACTCAAGAATACTTTACAACTAATAATAATTGGCAAGGAACAGACATTCTTGATAAGCTTATTAATGTACAATCTAGTATTGGTGGTGGTGTAACTAGAACAATAGTAAAAAGTGTATTATCAAAGCGCCGATGGCGGATCGAATCAATCGGAGCGTGGGATGACCCACTGCGGCCGTCATGCGGCGGACTTGCCGGTTTCGCCCTTCGCGGAG